CAAGATGATGAGAGATTCTCAGACGACGATGAACGCAGCGACCCGCATATGGATCGACAATCTCGCTTTATCGTCTGGACCCCTGGTCGAAGTCAATACGGACCTATTGGCAGACGGCGAAGACCCCACGGAAATCTATCCTTGGCGAGTCTTCCTTAGATCAGGAGGGGATGGTGCTGCCCCAGCTGTGCGGTATTACCAGCCGGTGGCTAATGCTAACGGTCTTAATCAGATCGTTGAGTTGTTCAGAAGATTTGCAGATGAGACTACATCATTGCCGTCATATACGCATGGTGAGCAAACCAGATCACTGAACAAGACAGCTACCGGTATCAGCATGCTGATGGGTGCGGCAAACGTAGCCCTTAAAAGCACCATCAAAAACATTGATGATTTTTTGTTAGAGCCAATGGTGGAAGCCCTCTTCCACTTCAACATGGAATTTGGCACTGACGAAGAAGCTAAGGGCGATCTCAAGATCGTCCCGCGAGGAAGCACTGCCCTCATTCAGAAAGAAGTGCAATCCCAAAGACTTTTGCAGTTTTTAAGTCTTGTAAGCAACCCCATGGACGCGGCATTGGTGGATCGACCCCAGTTACTGAGAGATATCGCTCAGTCGATGGATATCGATCCTGACGAAATACTGAAGTCTATGGAGCAACTACAAGCTGAACAGCAAGCACTCCAAGCGCAAGCTTTCGAAGGAGCAAGCCCAAGCGGTCCTCTGGCTGGCGAACCAGCCCCAATGGGACCACCTGGACTCCCTGCTATCTGATCGATTAGCTGACGCACAAGAGCGGTTAGCGATAGCCGACGAAACGAATTTCAGGTTCGAGCAAGGGCGACTCTCTGAGTTGCAGTTTTCGCTCGACCTTAAAACAGCGGCGAAAGCCGTGCTTCACACGCAGACCCGCAGCCAGCGGATATCAAGCGTTTAACGAATATCCAACCGGACTCGTAAGGAAAATTAAATGGCAGACAGAAATGACCCAGAGCGCCTGGAACAAGAAGCGCGACAGATGATTGAAGAGCTAACGAATCAGCAACCTGAACCCGTGGCAGCGGACACTGAGGAAGTTGAGGAAGAAGTCTTCGAAGAAGCCCCCTCTGAGCCAGAGGATGAGGCTGAAGAAACTGTCGAGGCAGAGGCTCCTATCGAAGAAGAGGAAGTCAGCGGCGAATCCTCACAGATAGACGAACTGCTATCCAAAGTAGATAAAGCAGAACGTGCGATGAAAGGCGCTCAGGCAAAAATGACAAAGAGCAATCAAGAGGCAGCAGAGTTGCGTAAAGCAAACGCAACGCTGATTGACTCCATTGAGGGCTTAAAAAGTCAGCTTTTAGAAAAATCTCAAGATCAGCAGAAGTTGAATCAATTGAAGGAAGACTATCCCGATTTTGCTCCACTGTTTGACCAGAATGAGTATCTGAAAGCGGAGCTTGATAGAACAAACGAATCTTTAGATTCAGTTAGAGGCGACAAGCAGCAGTTGCTAGAGCAGCAACAGCGGGAAGCACACTTCGCGAAAATCGAAGCGATTCATCCTGATGTTACCGAAATTACTCAAACGAGTGATTGGGCTCTCTGGCTCGATGCACAAGATGCTGACATTCGGCATTACATCGAAGCCGGTTCAGCAAATGATGTGAACTTTGCCCTTAGCAAATTTAAAGAGGACTTGAAAATCAAAGCTCCTACGCCGCGAGAGACTGCCCTAGCGAAGGCTGAAGAGGCTGCACAGCCCAAGATGCCCAAAGCGCGAAGGCAAAAGGTCGGTGGAAAGAAAACTTTCTCAGTAGAAGACATCACCAAGATGCCGTTGCATGAGTTTGAGAAAAACAAAGATCAGATTCTTGCAGCGTGGGGAGAGGGAGCTATTCGCCGTTAATTAATTTCTCGCATGAGGATTTTTTGAAATGGCATTTTCATTTTTTAGTACGGGTACGACCTCTGAGGTCAACTTTATACCCGAAATATTTAGCAAGCTTTTGCAAGCTAAATTTTACAAGGCATCGGTTTTGCCAGCGATCTCGAACACTTCTTACGAAGGTGAGATCTCTGGTCAAGGCGATAAGGTTGTAATTCGCACAGTACCAGCGGTAACCATTAACGACTACGCAGGCACCATCAGCACGCAAGAGCTGACGACTGCTAAGGTCGAGCTGTTAATTGATAAAGCGAAATACTACAGCTTTAAAATTGATGATGTGCTGGCTGCTCAAGCCGATATCAACCTTCTTGAAGCAGCGTCTAACGATGCAGCAGAGGGGATGCGTGTCGCTGTTGAGACTTCAGTACTGTCTAGCGTTGTTACTGGCGCAACGACTATTGGTGCTCAAACGACCGTCACTGCAAGTAACATTCTGGCAACCATCCTGGGTTTCGCTAAAGACCTGGACGAGCTGAACATTCCAGAAGAAGGTCGATTCATCGTTCTTTCTCCTGAGTTTGTTTCGATGCTCAAGCAGTCTGAGCTTCGCCAAGCGTACTTGACCGGGGATGACACCTCTCCTCTTCGTAATGGCAAGGTTGGCATGGTGGACCGATTCACGGTTTATCAGTCAAACATGCTCTACACGCCTGGATCAGGTACTGACAGTGGTTACACCCACGTTCTGGCTGGACACCCTAAAGCGATTTCCTTCGCATCTCAGTTTACCAACACTGAGACGAATCGAATGGAATCAACATTCGGGGATCAGGTCAGGGGGCTGAAAGTCTATGGCTCAAAAGTCGTAGTACCTGACGCTCTTTGTGTCGGTAAGTGGACGTAAGAGTCTGCTTAAAGGTGGGGGACCGCACTGGTCCCCTTACCTCTTTAAAGGATTTCGCATGACAGAAAAAGACGATTTGTACGACGAGGCTATGAATCAGTTCGGCGTGAAGCTGGACAGACGATTGAAGCTGTCTGATTTAAAGGATCAGGTCGCACGGATGGCTCAAGAAAAGGCTAACCCTCCTCCCAAGAGGAAGGCGCGAGTTCCTTTGGTGGTACGAAACGTAGTCACCGGAAACTCCTTTCCGTACACAGATGCGTTTGCCGGTCAGCCCGACCTTGAAGTAACAGAGTGGGAAGAGGTAGACGATGGCGACGATTAAGGTTGTCGATATCCTGGGTAGAGCTAGTGTCATTCTTCAAGATACTGCGGCAACCCGATTCACCAACGCTAACCTGCTGAAGTTCTTCAACGATGGTCAACGGGAAGTCGTCTTGCATAGACCTGACGCTAACGTGACGAGCGAAACTTTCGCCTGCGCTAACGGTAGCAAGCAAACACTTCCGACTGCCGCATTGCGGCTAATCAACATTCACCGAAATTCCAATGGGAACGCAGTCACCCAGGTAGAGCGCGTGATGCTTGACGAAAACCTACCCACTTGGCATGAGGCTCTAGCGGGAACGAAAGGCATCGAGCATTTCATCTACGACTCGACTGACCCCAAAAACTTCTACGTCTACCCTAAAGCGGTGTCTGGAACCCATTCGCTTGAGATCGTCTACAGCAGTGTCCCAAGCGATATTTCCATCAGCAACTTTTCTACCGATACCACGGTCATGGGACTGGATGACGTTTATGCCAACTGCCTGTTGGATTACGTCTTGTATCGGGCTTATCAAATAGACAGCGAAGAAGGAAACCTTAGCAGGGCTCAAATGCATTTTGGTGCTTTCGCGCAAGCGTTAGGGATCAAAACGCGGAGTGACGCAGCTGCCTCGCCTAAACCCAGGGCTGGAGTTGAAGTATGAAGTTTCTAGATTTCAGCGATTTCGTTAGACAAGAATGTCAGGGCGTTCCTGATTTCATTCTTGAGAGAGCGGTCAGAGATTCCGCTATCGAGTTCTGTAAAAAAACCGGTGTGTACATTCCAGAGGCAGAGAGTGTTTCTATCGTCGCCGGGGTAAACGAATACGAGGTTTCGATTCCTACCGGGACTGAACTGAACTACATCACCGATATTTTTGCAGACAAGACTAGACTGCAGGCGGTCAGCTGGTCAGAGCTTATTCATCGTGTCGGTGATGGCAACGAAAGAGGTGTGCCGAAATATTACTCGCAGCGCGACAACGCAAGTTTTTTCTTAGCACCGATACCAGACGCTGCCGATACTTTGCGTGTGGTTTACAGCCTAAAGCCGTCAGCAGGATCAACGAGTATTCCTGACACGGTTGGCAAAGAAAACCGCGAAGCTATTACGCAAGGCGCTGTTTACCGTTTGCAGATGATGCCCAACCAGCCGTTTTCAAATCAGTCCGCCGGAATTATCAACAAGCAACTGTTTGATCAGGCAGTCAGCTCCGCTGTCCGTCAGGTCAAATTTGGTTTTTCTGGGGGCAATCTACAAATTCGCAAGAGGGAGTTTATCTAAATGGCTTACTCGCAAACTCTCAATATGGTGGTTGGAGATACGCTACCTGAACTGACCGTTACGCTGAAAGACAAGAACACGGCAGCATCAGGGCAAACGCTTGACAGTGATAACTCTGACACCTGGGCTCCGATCAACCTGACAGGTTCAACAATTCGTCTTCGAATACGCGAGGTAGGCGGATCGACGATCACTGACACCAGGACGATGTCGATTACGGACGCGACAAACGGAAAGGCGGCAACTAACTTTACGACCTCCTCGTTCCCTTCTGCCGGAACATACGAGGGTGAGATCGAAATGACTACTTCTGGTGGCGGTATACAAACGATCTATGACCTTGTGAAATTCAAAGTGCGGGATGACTTCGACTAATGTCTAACGCATTTTTTTCTCGCAAAGAGCTTGAGGCGCTAATCAGCCGCATAGAAGCGGCGACCTCATTGGACTGGCAAGATGCAGCCGCTAGCAGTGACAGTGCTTTTGTCGAAGCTCTTTATCGGCTAGATCCTGACACGCTGAACCGCTATCTGACTGAAGCGTTAAACATGTCAGACGCAACGGCGGTTGCCTATGCCAAAGTGCTGTCCGACAGCCTGACTATGTCTGATAGCGCAGCAACGGCAATGCACTTCCGCAGGAATCCGTCTGACTC